GGGGGCTTTGATCGATCCGATGAAAAAGGATCAGATCACCCAGGCGATGAGGGCTATCACCAATGAAATCGAGGAAGACCTCGCCCTTGAAGGCGTTGTCGCTGGCATCGGCGCGGGAAACGTTTACGGGCAGAAGGGTGTAATTCCCTTTGCGGGCACTCTTGGCGACATGGCGCAAGTACGCAGGATTTTGAACGAAATGGGTGCGCCAAAATTTGACAGGCACTTTGCCGCCAACTCTGTCGCGGCCGCAAGCCTGCTGTCAAATAACAACCTTACCCATGTAGAAAAAGCCGGAGGCGACAACGAACTCAGGCAGGGATATATCCGCCCGATTATGGGTTTCAATATCTGGGAATCAGGCGGCCTTATGCCTATTGATCCCGGCACCGCGAGCGGTTATCTGGTAAACGGAGCCGCTGCCGCAGGCGCGAAAAAGATAAACATCGACACCGGCTCAGGGACGCTCAAAAGGGGCAACATCATAAAATTCGGAAGCGACGCGACCGAATACGTTGTTGCTGAGGATGTTGAGACAGGCGGAACGGTGCTGACTATTGTCGGCGGGTTGAAAAACGCGGTCGCCGACAACGCCGCGATTGCTTTGGTTGCTACGCAATACCTGCCGAGCATAGCTTTCCACAGAAACGCGCTACTTTTAGTGTGCCGCCCCATAAAACTACCAAAAGACGGGGACGCTGCGCTTGACGTGTATAACATTGTCGATCCCGTTTCCGGGCTTGCTTTCCAGGCGGCGTTGTACGGCGGTTATTTGCAGAACAGGCTTGAGATAAGAGCCGCATGGGGCTGGAAGGCGATTTCGCCTCGTCACATCCTGACCCTTTTCGGTTAATCCAAACTCCCCACTTAACCGTGGGGATATTTTCTAAGGAGTAGAAATCATGGCAAAAACAGTAACCATGCGGAAAGGCGTGATATACGCCGACATATTCGACAGCCCGGAAACCATCGCGCAGGCGCAGAAAGACGGGTATCACCTTTGCGGTGAAGCGGAAGCGGCGGCCCGGAGCGCGGTAAACAAGCCCGCAAGTGTCAATGTGCCGCCTGTTCCCCCAGCGGCGCCAGTTCCGGGCAGCGCAGTCACTCACCAGGTTCCCCTAGCTCCCCCAGAAGCGCCCCCTGTTCCCACCGAAGCGCCAGTGGTCACGCCGCCTGAGCAAGTACCACTTACTGAGCAACCCACAGGGCTTGCAGCTCTCAGCAAGAAGGATCTGCTCGAATTTATCGGTAAAAGAAAACTGTTCGAGAAGGCATACAAAGACATGGAACCGGTTGCGATTATCCCGAAAGTCCTTGAGAAAGCCAGGGACAAGATTATTGAAGCAGGTCTGAAAACAGCGTATGAAGCAGCGTCCATACCGGAGCATGAACTGTTTATTCTTTTTGACACCCTCAAATAGCAGGAGGAAATTATGTTAAGAAAAATTAAATGGTTTTGGAAGGAAAGCCTGAAATACACGGGTTACAGCCCTTCGCAAATTATCAAAAAGGGATTTATACACAAATGTATTGTTTTCCTTTTTGAAAGCAGAAATCATGTTTTTTCTTATTGAGTAGGGTAAGCCGTGGCGTTTATAGTCGAGGACGGAACAGGAATAGAAGACGCTAATGCCTACGTTGATTCCGAGCACGTCAGCGACTACCTCATGGGCGAGCGGCTTGCCAAGTTTGAAGAGCTTGACGATGACGAACAAGAAGCCGCGATTATCGCTGGCAGTCAGTTTGTTGATATTAGTTATGAGTGGGTGGGAAATCGGCAATCACTAGAACAGGGATTAAATTGGCCGCGCACAGAAGCGGAGTTTCAGGGTTTTGTCATCGAGGGCGTACCGACTGCGGTAAAGAAAGCGACCTGCGAGGCGGTTTATTTATTCATATCAGGCGAAAATCTTTTCAGCACCGAGGGCGACAAGGAAGTTGCGAGCGAGCGCATTGAGGGCGCGGTTGCCATATCCTATGTGAACCCGAAGGATAAAGTGAAAGAAAGCATTACACGGTTTGAGATTATTGATCGTCTTTTGAAGGGCTTGTATTGCACCGAAGAACAGGGCGGGTCGAGCGTGGGAAGCGCACCCGTTGTAAGGACGTAAGGAGGAAGTATGAACAAGGTAAATGACATTCAGAAAGTTGTTAACGAGTATGAGGGCAAAATCAATGAAGCAAATAAAAAATGCGACTCTGTTAGTGATGAGTACAAACAAAAAATAAACTTCATTGCTGAAAGAGAATTAAGCAGCGGCGCAAAACTAACGGTGAGATTTGGAATAAAGAATCCTCCTTTCAAAGGCGTTACTTTGGAAATTATTGCTGAAAATTCATCACATCGTGATTGTATTTATTTTAGCAATAATGGAGGGAAAGCCCTGTACGAAATCCTCAAGGAATTGTATGAATGAATTATTCCGCGTTAAGCAAAACCGCCCAGCGTCTCATTGGAAAAAACGGCACAAAGTGCGTCCTTAATAATCCAAGCGATAAACCGCCAGTCTACAATCCCAATACCAACGAGTATGAAACCGAGAGCGCGTCTTTTGAGGGTGTATGTATCGTCTCAGGTTACGAAGACGACACTATTGACGGCACTATCATACAGTCAGGCGACCAGAAAATTATCGCGGTGCTTACTGGCGAACCAGTGCCTAAACTTTCAACCCTTGACGTGTATGACAAGTTTGGAAACCTGAAAGACAGTTATCATGTGGAGAACGCGAATAAGAAATCGCCGGACGCTACGACAATCCTTGTGTACTTGCTTCAATGCAGAAAATAGGAGATACAAATATGCTGGAAGAAATAAAGCAACGCGATTACATAGATGGCTTTCTCAATTTTGTCAGCACATTTTTAATAACAGAATCCGCCACAATCGGTGAAATAAACTTTGTAGAAGCTAACCTAGACATCCTTAAAGATAGAATTCAAGAACTAAAAGGAACGGTTATAAAAGCCCCATTTTCTAAAACGGACGGTGAGTAGTTATGCCGTGGATCGGAGACACCACGCCCATATCCTGGGCTTCCAAAATGAAAGACGCGCCGAGGGAAGCGATAAACGCCTTCGCTTTCAAGGTGTTTGAATCTGTAACCATGAAAACCCCCGTTGACACAGGCGCGGCGCGGCAGAACTGGCTTGTTACTCTTAACGCGGAGACGGATGAGTGCGATGAAAACAAGACAACAGGGAACGTGCTGGCTGAGGGCGGGGCTGTAATTCAGGGCGCGAAGGGTGATGATAAAATTCTCATACAGAATAATTTGCCCTATGTACCCTGCCTTGAATACGGGTTGTACCCGAACCCACCGAAGAAAGGCGGCGTTACGAGAAATGGTTTGCCGAAGACTGTTGGGGGGTTCTCGTCACAGGCTCCACATGGAATGATTGGTTTAACACTGGCAAAAGCGAATCAGTTATTTGAAGCTGCCTTGGCGGCGGTAAAGGGGAAATTATGACAGATGTAATTATCGAAAAGGTTTTAACAGATGCGTTTTTAACGCTCAACGAATTCTCAGGCGTTAAATACATCAATAAAGACGCTACTGGTAAATTACTCAATGTCGCGCTACCCAATACGGCGTTCACAGAACCGGCAGACAAGCGTTATTTCATTTTATCCTTTATGGGCAACGAACCCGATCCTGCGGGGCTTGGCGAATACGCGGAAAACAGGTGGACGGGGATTCTACAGATAGACGTTATGGTTCCTTTAGGCACGGGACAGGCAGAATGTGAGGCGAAATATAACTGGATAAGCAGACTGTTTGAGCGCGGTAAATCTTTTGGGAACATCATGATTAAGCGCACCTACCGCGCCACACACTGGGCGGAGCTTACTTTTTATCGGACGGTTATTAGGGTGGAATTCACGGCGACACTTCCAAAATAATGCCTATTGTGATAAAATAAAAATATGAACTTGAAAATAAATCACGGCTTGCCTGGTGAAAAGAAATTCTTTAATGTGTCAAATCCAGAAATTACAGAAATTGAGAGAGTATGTCAGCCGCTAAGATACCTTTTGATATTTTTTACAGATGAAGGTAGAATAATACATTTTGAAGAATGTACTAATTATTATTTCTTTAAATACGGCAAAGATATTGTCGTTTGTGATTATAGGAGTATGTGAAATGTTATTTAAACCCCATGTAATCTCGCAAGAAATGCCCTCAGAACTACAAGAGGCTGTCAATATAAATTCATGGAAAGACATGGTTTATATGGCATATAAAATAATAACAAGGTTTGACGCATTATTTCACGGGCAAATAACAAAAGATCAGATAAAAATAGAATCATCCCCCGTCCCGTTGGAGAAAGGCAGTGATTTATTTTATCAGGTAATAGTGGACGGCTTTGGACTTATCGGTTTTGCTAATGAGGCGACTATTAAGGAATAGCGTTGGAAAAAGAGAAGGTCTGGTATTCATAAGATACAAATAATTACCGTATAAACCCACTACGTATAAATACACGAATTGAGAGAGCGTATCTCATAATTTATCCTTAATTAGAATTCTATTTTTAAGGAGATTTTCGTATGTCGTATAAAACCAGCCCTAATACAAATCTTTACATAACGGAGGCAAATCCAGACGGATCGTTGCCGACCAATCCCGCCCTTCAAGCCATGCGCTGGACTGGCTGTACGCTAGAAGGTTCCTACGATACAATCCAAAACGACACTAAACTGCCCGGCAGAAACCCGTCAAAGGATTTTAAAGGAACCGATCAAAACGCCGGAGATTATACGGCGAACTTCGCAGGGAACGAATTCGACAAACTTCTTGAAGCTGTTTTGTGCAGCGAGGATGGCTTCGTCAAAAACACCGCGCTGTCGGTGGACGGTCTTGAAGTCTTCGACATGGTTCCCGGCAACAAACAGAGAATTTTCGCGCTGTTAAAAGAGTACACGCAAGATCCGAAACTTTACCAGTTGTTCAGAGGCTTGCAAGTCAACACCTTAAACATTTCTTTCGAGATCAGCTCCCTTGTTAAATTAACCTTCGGCTTGATGGGCGCGAACAATTCAGAGCTTGAAGACGCTCCGCCTGTAAGTATGGCGAACAAGCTCCCCGCGTTTGCAACGGAAGAATTTATCACGTTACAGGGCGCGTGGAAATTTAAAGGCCCGGAAGACGCGGTTCCTGATGAGCATATCGCGGGTGTGAGCATAACCCTTGACATCACAAACAATATGCAAAATTTGCAGGGCTTGTTCCAGAAAGAGGCGATTGAAAAATCTCTTGGAATGCTTGACATCACCGGGACTATCAACGAGTACGTCAAAGACGGCAAGCTCTATAATCTTGCCAAGCAGGGAAAAGGCGGCGAGCTTCACATAACGGTATTAAGCGACAAAGATGGGATTGAATATGAATTTATCTTAAAAATCAATTTTGACAATTCCACTTTAAGCGGCGATCCCCAGCTTCAATACGCCCTTCCTTTCAAGACCTTCGGAGAAGAAAGGTTCCTGCTCAGAAAGACCGTTAAAGAGGAGGAATAAGAATGAATTTAGACGGACTGGTAACTCAGGATAAATCTGATTCTGGCGAGTGGTTTCCCGTAGAGTTGTATGGCAAGCGTCAAGACTTTGACCTACTTATTCTAGGCGATGACTCGGATACGGTAACAAAATTCAGCCGCGATAGAATGAAAAAAATCAAAGAAATCGCGGCAAAAGAAAAAAAGAGCAACGGTGATTTTAGCGATGAAACCCTTGACTCCATGCTAGATATGAACGATGAATCGGTATTAATTAGAATCGCAGGA